AAACCTGACCTGCAGGACAGGATAGCTGAACTAATGGAAGAGCGTAGAACCCGAGTTATTGTCAGCGCCGATTACGTCCTTGAGCGCGCCAAGATGATGCATGAGGAGTGCTGGAACAGAGACGATGCAAAGAACTCTATCGCAGCCCTGAAGCTCGTCGGCGATCACGTCAACGTACAGGCTTTCAAGCAGCATACCGAGATTAGCGGTGGGATTACCGTTGAGCCGAAAGGGCTGGATGATTTTTATAAGCAAGGGGATGAGTGATGGTTGACACCAGAAAATGGAAGTGCCTTCTGGGATTGCATCATTATAGCGAAACCATTAATTCAGGAGAATATCAGGTTAGGGGTGTATGCTACGTTGAGAAGTCAGGTACATTCTACTCAAAGCGGTGCGCCCACTGCGGCAAGCTAAAAAACTTTTATCTGGCAAGTAAGCTACCGGTATGACAGCCACCCTCAACCCTGCCCTACGCCCGTTCTGGACTACGCGGGCGCGCAATAAAATCCTGTTCGGGGGGAGATCTTCGAGCAAATCGTGGGATGCTGCCGGGATGGCTGTTTTCCTGTCCCAGCGGTACAAGCTGCGATTCCTGTGCGTGCGTCAGATTCAGAACAAGATTGAAGAATCTGTGTACGCCCTGCTGAAGATTCAGATTGAGCGATTCGGCCTGACCGGTGAGTTTCGCATCCTGGATAACAAGATTATTCACAAGCGCACTGGCTCAGAATTCATGTTCTACGGCCTGTGGCGTCACATCAGTGAGATTAAATCGATTGAGTCTATCGACATCCTCTGGTCTGAGGAGAGCCATGCACTCACCGAAGCTCAGTGGGAGATTTTAGAACCAACAATCCGCAAAGAAGGTTCTGAATGCTGGCTGCTGTTCAACCCATCGCTGGTATCTGATTTCGTCTGGCGGCACTTTGTTGTTGACCCCCCAGCTAACACCCTGGTCAGGCATATCAACTTCAACGAAAACCCGTTCATGTCTAACACCATGAGGGAGGTTATCGAAAACCACCGCAGGAAGAATCCTGAGACTTTCGATCACATCTACCTTGGCGTGCCACGCACGGATGATGACGAAAGCGTTATTAAAACATCCTGGATACTGGCTGCGATTGATGCTCACAAAACCATTGGCTTCAGCGATAATGGCCGCTCACGCATGGGATTCGATATCGCCGATAGCGGTCAGGATATGTGCGCCGTTACTCATGCTAAGGGGAATGTTGTTTACCACACCGAAGAATGGTCGGCAGGAGAGGACAAGCTACTCTGGAGCTGCACCAAGGCGCATCACCTTGCGCAGGAGCGGAACGCTGAGATTATCTACGACTCGATTGGCGTAGGTGCAGCGGCTGGCGCTAAGTTCAACGAGCTTGGTTTCCGTAATCACCAGAAATTCAACGCTGGAGCGTCGGTCATGTTCCCAGATAAGTATTACCAGCCAAAGATAACCAACAAGGATTTCTTTGCCAACCTGAAGGCCCAGGCATGGTGGATGGTTGCCGACAGGTTTCGCCTGACATACCAGGTGGTTAATGCGATCAGGAATGGCGAGACACCTCCCGAGTATAAGCCAGAAGATTTAATCAGCATCAGCAGCGACTGCCCTAATCTGGAGAAGCTGAAGTATGAGCTTGCTATCCCTATGCGTGACTTCGATAACGTTGGGCGGGTTAAGGTTGAGAGCAAGAAGGACTTAGCCAAGCGAGACATTAAATCGCCTAACATCGCCGATTCGTTTATCATGGCATTTGCTCCTGTGCATAAACCATTCCGAATTCCCGATGAGATGATAAAATGACAGCGAAGAGAAAAAAAACCTCCTCACCACGTACTAGAGTGAAGAGAAATAACTCCGCCCCACCCCGCACTCCGGCGAAGATTACCAATCAACAGGTAGAGCGCTCCGCCGAACGTGAGCAGTCTTACGTTGAGGTCAGGCCGTATGAGCCGCTGCCTGGAGTTGTGCCTAAGGATAAAGTCCAGTCTGCAATGGCAATGGACTCCACGCCCTACGAGGTCATCAATCAGCTACCGCTTAATGCTGAGTACGGTTGTTTCCGTGGGTACCCCGTGCTGGCAGCAATGGCGCAGCAGGTTGAATACAGCAACATGGTTCGCGTCATGGCCGATGAGATGGTGCGCAACTGGATTGAGGTGAAGTCAACTGAGGCTGGTGATGAATACGTTGAGATGATGGAGGACGCGCTGGTTAAGTACGACATCAAGCGTCTCATCCATAAAGCTGTGGAGCATGATGCTACTTTCGGAGTGGCGCATATCTTTGCTGATGTGGGCGCTTCTGAAGAAGAACTTACCCGCCCGCTGGTACTCGATAAACGCGTCATCAAAAAAGGCGATGAGATTTCATTCCGCTGCGTTGACCCTACCTGGGTTTACCCGGCTACCTACAACACGCTCTACCCTCTTCGCGCTGACTTCTACAAACCCAGCCAGTGGTTCGTGATGGGCCAGACCGTGCATGAGTCGCGATTCATTGACATCGTCAGCCGCCCGGTACAGCAAATCCTGAAGCCTTCTTATAACTTCGGCGGACTGTCACTCATTCAGCTCATGGAAAGCTACGTTTGCGACTGGCGCGACGTAAAGCGCAACGTTTCAGCAATTATCCGCACTATTCGCATGCGTGCGCTCAAGACGGATATGGACGCACGTTTGCAGGAGCCGGGTGAGTTTGATAAGCGCATCAAGCTTTTCACTAACTACCAGGAGAATAGCGGAATTTGGGCGATCGACACCAGTGAGGATTTGTTGCACCAGCAGACATCCCTCAGCGACCTGTCCAGCCTGCTATCGAACTATCAGGATCAGCTTTGTATTCCTGCCAGGGTGACCAACCTCAAGCTTCTTGGTAACGCGCCGGCCGGGCTGAATGCTTCCGGAGATTCTGAGTTGGAGACGTGGCACGAAACCATCTCCGGAATGCAGGAAAGCGACATTCGCCGTGCGCTGGAGAATATCTTCAAGATAATCCAGCTCGCCGAGTTCGGTGAGATTAAGCCGGAGATTTACTTCGAGTTCCGCCCTCTGAATGAGCTGTCGGATAAAGAGAAAGCGGAGATTAACGAGATCAAGGTGCGCACGATCGCCACTGCTGCCGATTCCATGATGATTAACTCAGATGAGAGCCGTGACGCTCTGCGTGAAATCCAGGGCGGTGGTTTTGAGAACTTAGGGGAAGGTTATGAGCCGGAAGAAACAGAGGAAGTTTAGGCCCGTCACCTACAACGCGGGGGATATCGCATGGTATCGCTCCACCCTGCTTCGTGAGATTCGCACGATGAACAAGGACGTGAAGGCGCAGGTATTGCAGGTATTTGAAGCTAACCCGCTAGCAGATCACACGATGGCGATGGATGCCAATCCGGTTAATATTGTCCGTAACGCCCTTCGCTCACTGGCTGCAAAGTGGGTTAACCGATTTGTTGAGATGGCAACTGGCGTATCTGACAGGATGGTTGACGAGACGACGAAAAGCGTCGATCGCAACCTTCAGGCTTCAGCCAGGCAGCAGAGCATGACCATTCAGATGCAGTGGACACCTGCGATGGAAGAGCGACAGGAAGCTATCATTGCGGAGAATGTCAGCCTGATTAAGTCGATACCCGAGAAGTATTTCACTGATGTTGAGGGGATGGTTTATCGTGCCGTTGCTAAGGGTGGTGACCGCAAGCACCTTGCCGATGAGTTGGTGAAGAATTTCGGTGAGCGCGAAGGCATCACTCGCCGGCGGGCAGAACGCATTGCCAGTGACCAGGTAAGGAAGACCACCTCCGCCCTGTCGGCAGTCAGGCAGATGGCCGCGGGCATTGAGGAAGGTGAATGGATACACAGCGGCGGGCAGCATAATCCACGCCATAGCCACGTTAAGGCAGGAAGTGAGCGTAAGAGCTTCAGGCTGGATAAAGGGTGCTTCCTGGATGGAGAGTGGATAATGCCGGGGCAGTTGCCCAACTGCCAATGCTCATGGCGTCCTGTTGTTAAGTGGTAATCATAACCCGCCGCGTGCGGGTTTTTTATTAACAGCACAAATTGCTAAAGACACGCCATCCGTTTAAGGATATATTGATAACCACAGACAGCAACACAGAGGTTATCATGAAAAGTTACATTCGCTACCACTTCCACCAGCTCGCGGTCATGTCGCACAAGCGCGGCTTAGAGTTTCGCAAGGCTGGCAACTATGCAAAAGCTTTCGCATGCTTCGCAGAGCGACGCATTCAGATCGAAAGGAGCAAAGAGAAATGATCATGTTCCGCGGTGAGAGGCGCAAGGTTGTCATGATGGCGTGTGGCGAGCTGTACAGACTGAAGCCTAACGATACTGGCGCAACACGCCGCCAGGGTGAAACAATGACACGCAGCCAGCTTGCAAAGGCGGCGCGGGAATATTATCTGGAGGGGAAATGAGTGAGTTTAAAGGTACTCCGGGACCGTGGGTTGCAGCCGATACAGTTATCGAGTCGGGCGATTTTTGTATTGCAGAGATTAATGGGGATTGTACTTCGTGGGAGCAAGATCAATATAATGCCACTCTCATGGCCGCAGCGCCTGA